GAAGACACAGGTATTAATCTTCAAGGTAGGATAGGAGATGCAATACGACATGTAAACAAAGCACGTGTTGGTTTAATGACTGTACAAACAGCAACCACAGTACGTAACACTACAAACGGTTACATGCGTAATTACATATATGCTTTGGATAATTTAGGTTCTGGCCTTTTTAATATGGCAAAGGGAAATGTAGCTAAATTAGGAAACTTGTCTACAGAAAAAGCTATACAGGCAGCAGATGATGCAGTAAAACTAGGCAAGGCTCAGATGAGAGTTGCTGTAGATTCTGCTCGTATGAAAGACTTGGTGTTTGGTATATCTAGTGCAGAGTCTCTTGCTTTAGAACGCATATTTAGAGATGGTGTATTTGGCAACTCTGAAAAAGCACAGAAATTGTTTTTGGATATGGGTGATGTAGCTGACCAGACAGGTGCAGAGGGTGGGCTAATGGGTCTTGCTCGTAAGTTAAACACACTCAACACCATGTCAGATAACATGTTCAAACGTGCCATATTCTCTCGTGAACTTGACAAGCAAATCAGACAACTAAATCCAGAAAGAAGTTTGCGTAGTGTTCTTGAAGAAGGTAACTTTGGTAGTATACCACAAGAGAACATAGCAGATGCTATGGAAAAGGCACTAGACTTTACTTATCAAACTGGTAAGTTTAGAGGTAAAGAAGGTGGGTTCAATAGATTTGCAGATAACTTTATTCAATTTGGACAAACAACTGGTGGTTCTATACTATTTCCATTTCCAAGATACATGATAAATCAATTCAGGTTTATGTATGAACATATGCCTGTATTCGGTTTATACGATATGGGTGGTGTTTTAAACAAATCTGAAATGTCTGACCGTATAGGCAAGCAAATGACAGGCTTGACTATGCTAGGTACTTTCTTTGCTATACGTTCTCAGTTTGGTGATGAGACAACAGGTCCATATGAATATAAAGACCCAACCAGTAATGACATTTTTGATGCAAAAGCAACTCTAGGTCCGTTTTCTGCTTATGCAATGATTTCAGATTATTTATACAGGTCAAATTTTGGAAAGAAGCTGCATGACAATGAAAAGGTTGCCACTACAATGCCGTATAGCGTGAGAGAGTTTTATAGTGCTATTACAGGTGGACAAGGACGGGCTGGGACACAGCTTGCAATGATAGATGGGATTGCTGAAGTGGCTATTAATGGTATACAGTCTGGGTATTCGGAAGAAAGACTATGGGAAAATATTGCAGCAGCAGCAGGTGGGTATTTAAGTACATACACAGTTGGTGCAGGTGTTTTAAAAGACATGGTAGCAACCATAGACCCTGAGTTTAGATACGTTCCTGATAATACAGATGTAGAACTATTACCGTATATGTTAAAACAAGCAACTCGTTCTTTTCCACAGACAGTTGACCCAGAGGCTAATGGTTTTCTTGGAATGACAGGTATTGGGCCACAGCGAACTGCTATATCACAGAGTCCAACACGTTCTGGTGGGTTAAAATATGTAAACCCTTTTATTAAACAGCTTACTGGTCTTACTCCAAAAGAAGGTAAGACTTACATGGAAAAAGAGTTAGGGCGACTAGGCTTTGATTACTTTGAAATATCACCTGCTCGTATTAAACTTGACAAGCCTTTGTCAAATCAAGCGAAAGGTTTAATGGGGAAATATATGGAAAGGCAGGTAGCTTCTTATGTAAGCAGCAGTGATTATAGAAATCTACCGAATGACAAAATAAAAAAAGTTTACCTAAAACAAATGATAAATAGATTCAGAAGTGAAGCTAAAAGTCTTGTGTTAGACCCAGATAGAATAGACAGCGGCATGACTGCAAAAGAAAGAAACAGTCGTTTTAAAACTCTATACTATAATAAAGTTCCAGCAGCGCAAAGAACACTTATAGAAGAACACTATAAGATGAAGCATGGTGGAAGAACTATAGATGAAGATAGTGCTTATGAATATGCTTTATCAAGAGCAGAGGAAAGAAAAGAAAAGAAGAAAAGATTTGGGGGCAATTAAGCCCCCTCTTTTTTTATCCACTCTATAATGTCTTCTGGTCCTGTGCGTATGCAATCACACACAGTATTAATGACAGCCATGCTGATTACATAACCTAACCACATAGCTACCACACCTAATATAAGATACATGAGTATCCTACCTATTATCTCCATCACCCCCAAGTGTGCCTCGCTTACTTCGTCCTGACAGTTTAGCGTAATTCTCACTAGCAATATCAGAAAGATTGATACCCAAGTCATTTGCCAGATTAGCGCAGTACCATAGAACATCACCAATCTCCGCAGCAATTTCAATCTTCTTTACTTCAAATGCTTCTTTATCTGCACCATCCCTGATAAACTTCTTTACCTTGTTAGCAACCTCACCTGCTTCACCTGCCAGACCAAGCGCAGGATATAGAATCCTGTGCGTGGCTGGATAGATGGCAAATTCAATGGACTTACGTTGGTATTCATTCATCTCCATGTCTTTGTATTTCTCCTTTATCCACTCTTTAGCTTGCTGTTCTAAATCCATCGAACAAATCCTTTGTCTGGCTAGATGTTATCTTGAACCATTCATTGTTTCGTTCTTTTGCTTTGCTTTCAAACAATCTGTGCATCTTTCTTTCTGCATCATGCCGATTGTCTGTTTTGATTTTTGTAATCACAAAGTAATCACGAAACGGTGACGATGTTTGGTAGCCATTTAGTCTGTCATCTGCATCAACGGCCTTACCAATCTTGACCCAATCAGGCCATGCTTTGTTTCCGATTGCGTAGACCTCACCCTCATTGACAGACTCAATCTTGTTATGTGACCAAGCATCATCTAATGACTTGTATCTGCCGGGTTTATGTAACGGATGTGATTGAGGAATGTACTTACCATTCACAAACATCCTGTTATTGTTCTTAGCAGCATGAGTAGAAACACGTTGACGATACCCACTAGGGCTGTAGTACCAAGTATCTCCATCCTCTTTAACTGGTGATTGGTTTGTGTAGCTATCTACATCTACTTTATTCTTCTTCAGTACGTTCAACATTTTCTTCTCCTTTCTTTGCCATGAAAAACTTAGTCAGCATTTCTAGCTTATCGTGGTAATCTGCAATATGACCTAATTCAATCTCAATTGCTTCTTGTATATCTTGATGCTCACCAATACCTGCGGGATTATTAAGCAACACTTCTATATTAGCAATATGTTTATTAATATGTCCAGCAAAATGTGAACGTGCTGCATCAATCAGCACTTGTCTCAGATTCATTTTCTTTCTCCTTTTCTTTTAGTTTCATCCACTCTTCATAACAAGGATGGTTTCGGGGTGGGTCATATTCAATCCACCCTTCTGCCTGTTTCCAAATTAACTTGCTCATTTCTTGAACCTATGCTTAAAGAATACTACTAGGTTAAGCGTGGTGTTTACTGTAATCATTACGAGTATCCACCACTGCCACCATAGCAAATCTAATCCACTACACTCTATCATTATGCAGCAGTTAAGTCAACTACTTCACAAACTCCTGCAGTACATGCTAACTCACGCCCACCTGATGTAGTGTCTTCCTTCTCAAACTCTTGCAAAGCAGACCAATCAATTGACATAGGCATCTTTGTTTTCATTTCTTCGTACTCTTCTTTTGTGCAGTCCTGATAAGGTGCTTGCTTATATGTGTGTTCACTGAATGGTAAGAAGCTGATACCAGATACTTCATCAAAATGATTGTGAACCCAAGCACCTACGAGCATCCACTCATGTTCTTTTACGCTGATTGTAACAGATGGTTTGTGTTCACACCAGTGACGTTGGTACTTTAACCACAACTCAAGCTGCTCAATAGCAGACATGGCAGTACGTGTTACAGCACGTGTGGGTGACTTCATTGGAAAGCTGAACACCGTTGTGCTATCTGGCTTCATGACATCTGGCTCTGCAGGAATACCCTGTGCTACCATGAACTGTGTCAATGGGTCTTTGTTATCACCACGAACAGTACGAATGTAGTAAGGGTTGTGACGAGCATGTATACCTGATGCACTGTCTACCAACTGCGATACTGTACCTGATGGCTTAACACATGTAATAGCTGTTGACTGTGAGATACCAAGCTGGTCAGCCATAGCTTTGTTAGCATCGATAGCTGCATCACGTAATGCTTCAAGAGTATGCCCAATGTTCATGCCTAGATGAGCAGAACGACCTGATGTCAATTCATTATCCATGATACCTGTTAGTGATACACCCAACAGACGTTCTTCCTCCGTGTTCTTTTTCCAAATACTACGTAAGTATTTAAAATCTGTAAGAGTAGATTGGAATGTACCCAAGATAGTAGCCAAGCGTACCTTCTCTGTTAGTGTTTGTTGCGTGTCTGTTTCACGTACAACAACCTCAGACAAGTTACAGAACTGATATGGACGTAATATAATTTCACTACAGGGGTTACATCCGAAATCTTGTTCCGCATCTCTACGACCATTCTTAGCTGCTTGCTTCTGTGCAGACTGACGGTTGAAGATACCACGCTCACCTGACTTACTTTCGTACAGTGATAGCCATTCACGCATGAATGTACCCATCTGTGGCTTCTCTTTGTAGGCAACGCTGTTGTTTGCAAGCGCACGTTGTCCTTCGTTTTCCCACCACATACCTGCTTTTGCATGACTCATCTGGTCATCGTTCAGGTTTGATAGGCTGATGAGTGCGCTGCGTCTGACCCCACCGACAACTACAACCTCACCAATCTTACACATGATATCGTGACATTCAATAGGATAAAGTCTACGACCTTTTGCACCTTTAAACTTCTCAATGATAAACTCAAATAGTTCTTCCAACGGGGCTGGGCCACTGGCTCTACCACCAAAGGTTTTTAACCTCGCACCTGCGGGGCGTACTTCTGATACATCCCATAGTGGTATTTGCCCTGCGTAGAGAAGGGAGATAAGTTCACGCAGTGATTTGGCCCAGCCCGGACGTGAATCGCCAACCTTGATAACAGTATCCGTTACATGCATATCTTCGTTGACGATTGGTAGCTTCTCAATATGATGACGTTCTACTGAGAAGCCTACACCTGTGCCGCACATAAGGATGTACATTGTCTCATCAAACGCACGTGGGCTGTCCACGGGTACGTATGAACAATTGTATCCACCTACATGGCAACGGTCCAATGCAGGACCAGATGTCATTAAGGCTCTCATGCTTGGCATAATATGTTGGTCAAGAACAGCAGTTTCTAACTCTGCCCTTAGTTCATTAGATAACTTGTAATCATGCTTATTGAGCAGATGCCCAGTAAGATAATCAAAGTATCGTGCGACTGTTTCACTCCAAGTCTCCCTTCTTTGTTCATCCTCTTTCCATCTCGCATAACGAGACAGTGCGATAAAATTTTGATAGTCTGTAGGTAATTGATTGCTTATCATTTGGGGTCACTCCTGTATAGTTCTAATGTTACGTATCGTTATTCCTTCAATGTCGTATAGATATTCTTCTACACTTTCTTCTAGTTCCTCTGCTACATTTTCATCTGCAGGAACTGGATAGTCTTCTGGGTCTACATCCAATGTAAGAAACATTTTAACTCTTATCATCGTAGCATCCCTCAACCTCAACTATCAATTTATTTAAATACCATTGCGCTTTCTTCAGGTCTTCTGTACCATTCTTGTAACGGTAACGCCATAGATACTTCATAATGTTACCCTGTAAGTAGTATTCAAAACCATCTCCTGTTGCAGCAGCAATAGCTTCTATGCACTCAATCTCTGTGCTATTGTAATGAGGTGGGCTGTCCACCATGTTTACATTTCCATATACTTCCTTTGCATCTCTTTCAATCTTTTCCATAATATTTTTATAGCTTGTCATTACGCACTCCCTTTTGTCTTTGTTCCGAAGTCGATAGAGATTACATTATCATCTCGCTCAATGACATTACCATATCCTTTTTCTTCTATTATGTCAAGTTTTTCTTCTACAAAATGATGTGCTAGGTCTCTAAGGTCTTCATTGAACTCCATAATAGGTACACAGGATGCAAGCATTTTACAGAAATGCATAAGCTGTCCATAGTCTTCATCGTTTATCTCATTGCCTTCAGATGTAATAACAGCAACGTCTATACCACCTGTCCATACACCGTCTTCATCTAAATCTGGTCTTACTCTTAGCACAAAATCAGATGGTTCTAATCCATGTTTATGTTCCATTATTTATTTCTCCTTTCTATTTTCTTACCAGTAAAAGAAATAAACGATGGATGTTTATTCTTTCCACGTTCTTTTAGCCATTCCTCTGGAATAATACGGTCATAATAACTAAAATTATATTTATTACACCACTCTGCATATGTAGATTTTGCACCCTTGCGTAGCTTACGTCTGCTGTTTTCAAATACAAAACGTATATCTAACTTAGGATGTTGCTTCTTGATAGCAAGGTGTTTGCGTCTATCAGCAGCAGTAAACATGCCCTTAGTTTCTATTATAATCCCGTTAGGCAACACGAAGTCTGGTG